GCGATGTGTCGATCGCGGGGTTTTTAATCGGGGACTACACCGACGACGAGGCACAGTCTCTATCCTACGACCCCGAGCAGATGATCCGCGTCGAGCCGAGGCGGGTCTATTTCGATCTCGGGGCGGGCGGGGGCAACGCGACTGCCAGTGGCTCGATCGCACCCGTCTCGCTCACCGCCCCGACTGGCTCTGCAGCAGGAGAGGGAGCAGCGACAGGGGCGCCGGCCGGCGCCTCGCTCACCGCACCAACCGGCTCGGCGACAGGTACAACGGTAATACACGCAACAGGGTCAGGTACCCCGGCCGCGTTGAGCCTCACCGCCCCTACAGGCAGCGCAGCAGGACATGGCACGGCAGCCGGGGCCCCAGCGCAAGTCACCCTTGCCGCCCCGATCGGCTTCGCCAGTGCTACTACGGTTATTCACGCGTCGGCATCCGGTAGCCTCGATGCAGTATCACTGACCGCCCCGACGGGCAACGCGGCGGCGGGCACGGTAATTCACGGTGTAGCTTCCGGGGCGGTCGCGGCCGTAGCCTTGAGTGTGCCTACAGGCACGGCTAGCGGGACCATTGTGGTTCACGGTACGGCGTCGGGCAGCGTGGCGGCCGTAACGCTTACCCCGGCGAGCGGGTCGGCATCTGCTACCTCCGTCGTGCATGCCTCGGCGTCGGGTAGCCTATCGGCACTCAGTGTCACGGCCCCCACAGGTAGCGCGAGCGGTACGGCGGCCGGTAATGCAGAGGGCGCGGGCGTCTGCGCTCCTGTATCGTTGCAGGCCCCGTCCGGAACAGCATCCGGTACAGCAGTTGCGTCTGGCGATCCTGCACCGATCGTCCTGACACCCGCTACCGGGGGTGCCGCAGCAGGAACCACGATTCACGCTTCCGCCTCGGGCTCCTTGGCGGAGACCACGCTGACGCCCGCTACGGGTCAGGGGTACGGTGCCGCCAACGCGTCTGGGGTAGTGCCTAGCCTTGGCCTTACGCCGGTCACCGGGTCTGCCTCCGCCACAGTCAGGATTGACGCTGTCGCTTCCGGGGCGCTGGCAGTAGCGGGCCTCTCCGCCCCCACCGGCACCGCAAGCGGTACCATCGTCATCAATGCCGTAGGCTCTGGCAGTCTGGCCGCTATCTGGCTTACGCCTGCTACCTACGTACGAGTGGTGGAGCGGCACGACATTGTTAACGCCTACTGGTACTACGCACCGGCAGAAGTACTTTGGCCTATACATACGGCGGGGGCCCCACATCTGCCCGGCGGGGTTATGTGGGTAAGTCACTGACGCGGTCCGGTTATGAAATCGATTTCAAAGAGGGGGAGGTGCCATGCGTACGCTACCGTTATCGTCCTTGTCTGCAATAGCCTCTGACCACTACTCCTCCGCGTACCGGGCATGGGTACGGGGGCGATCATTCGGACTGGCCGTATGACCCGTGAGGAATTCCTTAAAAGAGAGAACGCCCGTTCATGGCTACACAAATGTGGCGATGCCACCAGCCAGTGGGTAAATGCGGCTGTCCTCAACGGCAACCCGAATGAGTCGATCTCGGGCCGTTCTTACCGGGAGGGGTGGAGCGTTAAGTGGTGGATCGACTCCGTGTTCCCGGGCAACCAGCATTGCCGAGAAGCATGGGTCATGGACATCTGGCGGGCGGCACTGATTGTAGAGAGATACGGCGACAGCATTGGCACCAAGCTGTGCGATAAGACGTGTGGTCTACAGGACAAAGAACTATGAGACGTACCGATAACGAGCTGCAGCAGCAGCTAGAAGAAATGATCAAACACGAGCAAGAGCCAGTCGAGCGGGCGCGGCTGATGGTCATGTACCAGATGGTCTCGATCCTCATCGACAACGTTAAAGTTGCGCGGGAGACTAGTGACAAGTTCAACGTCCACGCCGAGATGGATGCCAAATTGCTGAACAGGGCATGGGGCATCGGGAAGGTGATTGGCACAGCGGTAATGGCCGTCCAGATCACGGTGGGGTATGTGCTGTCCGAGCACCTGAACGACATGAAGGAGATGAAAGCCGTCATCACGGCCCACAATAAAGAGCTGGATACCGTCAGGGAGCGGCACCGCATCGAAGACCGCATGGGTGTCTCGCGATAAAGTGGTTACGTAATGCTTTAGCTTTTTGAAATCGATTTCATTTTCAAAGGGGAACAACATGAGTAACGTAGTCCAGATCCGCGCGCCCCGGCCCCGGCCTCCCGCACTTCACGGGACACATACGGTTATCCACGTGGAGTTCCGGCCCGCAACGCCCACCCCGGGTGCGACAGCCGTCTCTGCCATGCTCCGCCTGTTCTTCCCCTACCTGTAGCCCACCCACCAAGGAGTACCCAGTGTCCAAGTTTTCCCTAGATAAAGAGTTTTGGACGGACCTATCACGAATGTCTCTGTGGTCCCTGTTCTCGGCCCTACTGTACGGGACCGCGATGGTCATCAACGACCCGCAAATCCAGACCTTGCTATGGAAGGTGGGGCACGTAACGGTATCCGCGCACCTCGGGTACTGGATCTCCCGCAAGGCACTCGGGCGGCTTTATGATAGCAGCCCTACCAATGACCGTATCGCCCGGGCAATTATCATCGGCGCCTCGATGCTGTCCGTCGCAACGGGCCTGTAGCCATGCGGCGCTTCTTCCTCAACATCGTCGTGGCGACCGCCGTCGTAATGCTCATGGCAACGCAGGTCGCGTTTGCTCAGGTACCCGCCGCAGCCAATCACTTCCGGCCAGACCTCGTAAGGGCAGCACAGGCGGTGTGGGGGATCAGGGCGCCTATCCCCATGTTCTCCGGACAAATCCATCAGGAGTCGATGTGGCGCCCGGACGTATGCAGCCCCTACGCATGCGGGCTTACCCAATTTACCCCAGCAACCGCCGACTGGATTGCTCAGGCATATGGCGTAGAGCTGAAAACGACGGATGCGAGGCAGGCACGGTTCCACCCTGTATGGGCGATGCGCGCGATGGTCCGGTACGACAAGCATCTATATGACCGGTCCAAGGGACACACGGAATGCGATCGCATGTGGGCCGTCCTGCGCCACTACAACGGCGGGGCGGGTCATTGGTTCAAAGAAGCAGCGAACGCCGCAGACCCTTTGGATCGTGACAGCGTCGACGCACAGTGCGGGACCGCGAGACGCAGCATTAAGCACTGCCCGGAGAGCACGGGTTACCCGAGACGTATCCTATTGCAGCACCAAATCAAGTACGCGCCGTGGGGCCGTACCGTTTGCCTTTCCTAGAGTTAAAGGAGTACCATGGACCCGTACCGTTTCTTGCTTTGGTGGCCGATCTTCTACATCAACTTTGTCCAGCAGATGCTGCGGGGGCACCCCGCCACCCGCACCCCGGCGCGTATTCAGTAGGATCGTCGTGCCATGGATTTCGTACCGAGGGATACCATGATAAAGACGGGGATTACTTGCCTAGCAGCCGGTCTCATCGTCGGGGGTAGTCTCGGTGCCTTTACCGGATACAAGGTCATGGCGGCCCGGTATTACGAGGAAAAGGCGGACACTACGGAGATCCTGATCAAGCTGGTCGAAGCCGCTAACCGTGTTACCGTAAAATACGAAACCGTATTCGTTGATCGAGTCGAGAAAGTCTATATTCGGGGCCGGGTTGTCGAGAAGGAGGTGATCAAGTATGTTAATGCGGAAGACGATGCTGCTTGCCAGTTGCGCAATGGTTTTGTCAGGATGTACGACGCGTCTCTGCACGGTGGAGTTACCGGCCCCGCCACCGATACTGACCGAGAGCCCAGCGGAATTACGCTCTCTCGGGCGACTGAAGATGTACTCGTCCCCAACAATACTGAACTCCTCGCCTGCTACGCAAGACTTGAAGGCTGGCAGCAGTTCTACGGGGAATTGAGAGAGACCTACCGGAAAGGAAAGGCCATCAACTGAATGTCTCCTCCTCACCCTGAAAGGGGTAGAGTTTAACCCTCGGCTTGCCGGGGGTTTTTTTTGTTCAAAATTTTGAAATCGTTTGCAAAGGAGAAAACCATGGAAGCCACGGTACCTTTTATATTCCGCTGTGCCGCCGCCTTATCGATGATTGCGGCGATATACCTAAGCATCGACACGGACAGTCTCGTGATTGTATTGGCGATACAGGCATTGGTCTTTCAGAATGCGGCCGAGTACAAGTGACGTACCCCTAAAGGATCTTTTGTCGTATAATGTCGATTCCCATGGCGCACACGCCGGGCTTACCGAGGAGAGTAGAAAATGGAAGTCAACAAAGACTTGATGGCGCGACACTCTGGCGACGATTTCGCCAACAAGATGTGCATGTATATTGATTCAGGCGCGGGCGTCATCCACGTACGTACAGGCGAACCACTCAGGGCGCTTGCCACGATACGCAAGCAGGCACTGAAGGAAAACGGCGAATACAAGGAATGGGACATCGTCAATGGCTGGCGGTCCTTCGACCTGACAGACATGCATGCCCACGCGAAAGAGGGGGACAACAACATCGACCCCGCCGATGCGTTCAGTAAGCCATATGGCGAACTGCGCGACGCCCACGCCAGCATGTCCTCCCCGGTCACGAAGTATTTCGTGTTCAACGGGGTACAGGTGTTCATGGAAAACAACCCGCACATGGAGCAGTTGGTTACGATCTACAGCAACCTCCTGCCCTCTACCAACATCGTTGTGATCTTGCTGACGCCGGACGCCCCGCTCCCGATGGAGTCCTCCAGCAGCATCCTGTCGATCACCTTTGAAACGCCGGGGCTGGGCGAGCTACGCGAGTCGCTGGGCGGCATCCTCGAAGGGGTGGAAGACCAGTTCGAGAATATCGCTTTCTCCGAACAGGACAAGACCCGTATCTGCTTCGTCGGCGCGGGGATGACTCAGTCGCATTTCGATACCTATACCTCTCTGTCGATCGTCGAGGCGGGGCGGACGGGCAAGCAGGACCTTTTGCCGGAAGATGTGGTCAAGGGGGTCATGATCGGCAAGACCGATGTGGTCAACTCCAACGACATCCTCGAACTGATGAAGCCCGGCAGCATGGACAACGTCGGCGGGATGGAGAATCTGAAAGACTGGATTCGCAAGCGGTCGCGTTGCTACTCCGATGAAGCCCGGGAGTTCGGTGTAGAGCCGCCCAAGGGTATCGTGTTCGTCGGCGTCCCGGGTAGCGGCAAGAGTCTGGCCGCCAAGGCGATTGCGTCTTCGCTGGGTATCCCCTTGGTACGACTGGATTTCGGGCGGGTGTTCAACTCCTTGGTCGGAGCGTCGGAGCAGCGCATGCGTACCGCCCTCAAGATGGTCGAGAGCATGGCGCCCGTTGTGCTCTTTGCCGACGAGATCGACAAGGGGCTGGGGGGTATCGGGGGCTCGTCCGATGGGGGCACCAGTAACCGGGTGCTTGGGTCCTTCCTCTCATGGCTACAGGATTGCCCGTATCCGGTGTTCACCATGGTAACGGCCAACAATGTAGATGGACTTCCTCCCGAGCTGCTTCGGCGCGGCCGGTTCGATGCCATCTTCTCTTCCGATCTGCCGACTGCCCGGGAGCGTAGGGAAGTCCTCGCCATCCACCTCAAGCTGCGCGGACGGGACATCACCGATTTTGAAGAGGCAGATATCCAGAAGGTGGTAGATGCGTCCAACAAGTATGTCCCGGCAGAGATCGAATCAGCGGTCAAGGATGCTCTGGTCAATGCCTTTGACGAGGGGGAGGAGATGACCATGAATCACGTCGTGGATGCCCTTACCGTCATGGTACCGCTGTCCAAGGCATTCGAGGCACAGATCGCGAAGATGAGCGAATGGTCGAAAAATAACGCCACCCCGGCCAGCGCGCAGGAGGACCAGAAGGCCAAGCTGGTCGCGGCGGCAAAGAACCGGTCGCGGATCTCTACCCGAGTACGACGATAGCCACAGGTGAGAGTCAGATTGGCCCGGCGCATGGGTACAGTATCTCTCGTACCTATTCTAGACAGGAGGACTAACATGGACGAGCAAGATGTGGTCGACCGACTTGGGGAACCTGACGCGGTGTTGTCCGCCGGGCGCGGGATGACCAGCGTCGCATGGCTTTGCAGTGGTTGCAAACGGCTTCACGAATTCGACACTCCGGTGCGTCCGCCCGCACCTTGCGAGTGCGGAGGTATAGCGTTTGTGAGGCGGGCACGGACGCACCACTGATTTCCAACAACCGACATCTGACTGGTATATCGACATGGCAACGAAAGAAATCAAGATTGTAGAAGGCGAGGTAGTACGTGATCGGTTCGGAAGCTGGAGCGACTGTTCGCCGGGGCTGTACATCGACACCGACATGGTAGAGTCAATCTTCAATGCCTACAAAGGGAAACGAATCCGAGTAACCATTGAAGTAGTCGGCGACACGCTGCCCGGCGATTACGAAACAGGAGACTATTGACATGGCAAATGTAGTAATTTCGGCTGGCTACGGCAAGGAAAACTTCAAGGACTCTTCGGTATCCCTGTCCGCATTTGCGGTGGAGGCCCCGTTTGTCCGCACCTTGGTCGGCCGCAAATTTCCCCGGGTAGGGAACACACAGGCATTCCCTGTTACGGCACACCCGGACATCAACGGTATCCTCTACCTAGACACCGTCGAGGTGCCGGAAGGGGTCTTGATCATGATCCAAGCGTCACACCGATTCAAGGGTTCGGGGGTACGCGACGGGTCGTTCTTCTTCCGTGCAAGGCACGACGGCCCCATGCACCTCGTGAAAGCACTCCTCCCGAGCGACGCAAACGCCCTTGTTGGCAACAAATTCGTCGTTTTGCAGGGCCGGGGAGATGTCATTTCGGCCGCCGAAGCGGTCGATCTGCACAAAGTTGACCTGCGAAAAAGCTACATCGAGAACTATTTTGACGAGGAGGAGATCGCTTCCTGCTTCCTTTTCGATGTCACAGACCCCGGTGTCGCCGCCCAGAAGCTGGAGAAGATCGAGCTATCCGATGGCAGCGAGGCAGTGGTTTCTGCAGGCAGAACGGCACGGAGAATCCGTATCCGGTAGTCCAACTGTCGGTTGCCCCCCTAGCTTTTTTAGTATATAATGATGGGTAAGTTGAGATCGATTTCAACCAGCCCCCCCAGACACTGTAAGGAGTAGCTATGAGCCACACCTACGCAACGTGCCCCCAATTGCGCCCGCGCTTAATGTTGCTGATGGCGGAAGGATCTACGCCGTACTCACCAGCGATGTAGGTCTGGGAGAGACCGTCGGTAAGAAGGGACCTAATATGGCGCACATCATCCTCGGTGAATTTGGCTCTGCCGTTTGCCGCCCCGCGATTCGACGTTCCGTGCGTAACGCGGTCAGCTTGGTTTTCGGCATTACTGCCCCACCGCAAGTTGCACAGTCGATTATTAGCCGGCTGTCCGTTGTTATGGCAGGCGTACGGCCGGCCGGGAGGGGGGTGTCCTACAAAGGCCATAAGTACCAGACGGGACACCGTAGCTTGGTGTGTCTTGCCGTCCTTGCACAAACTTGTCATGGGATAGCCGTGGCGGCTAATGCGTACCTTATGGGGCTTGGCCCGATACAGTCTGCCAGCGAACCGGCCCCTGCCGGCATAGTAAGTGCGGACGTTTCCTAGGTCGGACACGTCGTATAGTCCTTCATACCCGGGTACAGGCTTCCAGTTTTCTACCATAGTAACGCAGTCCTAGTAGTGACGATTAACTTATAGTAGCATGACTCACGTAGGTACACCAACTTAAGAAAGGAGGCATGTATGAGCCATACGGTAGAGGTACCCAGCATCGTGTTCTCGGACATGGATGCGCTAGGCGCCGCGATCAAGGAACTCAACGCCGCAGGGGTCAAGTGCTCCCTGCAGAAGGGCGGTACGCCCCGCGCGTTTTACGACAATCAGGAAGGAATGGGCGCGGCGGATTACGTCGTCAAGCTGGAAGACGCGCGCTACGACATCGGTCTGTATTACGACACCGCCAAAAAGGGGTACGTCGCGCGCACCGACCTGTTCGGCGGTACCGTCGCGAAAGTCATGGGGGCCACGGCGCGGCCCGGGGAGTCCGCAGAACAGGCGGCACTTGGCCGGCTATACCAAGGCTACGGAGTGCATGCCGCCACGCGGGCGGCGGTCAAGAACGGGTACACGGTGCGACGGATCGTCAAGGATGACGGGTCGATCGCCCTCCATATGACTGGAATGAGGGGGTCCTGAGATGAGCAATCCTACCGTAATCGTGGAGATTTCCCCGGCAGGCACCGTGAAAATCGATGCCCAGAACTTCACCGGAGGAGCGTGCGCGAGGGCTACGGCACCCTTGGAGGTCGTTCTGGGGGGAGCCGGGCCCCAGAAAAAGAAGAAAAAGCCCGAGTTTTTTGCTTCCCCGGGTATCAAGAACCAGAACAAACTGACTTTCTGACCATGGAGAAATTCGCGGTGGTAGTGCCCTCACAAGCGAATCCGGGGAAGGTGAAAATCCTAGACCCGATGTACGTATCGCTTGAGAGGACGCGCAAAGCGAGGGCCGCGATTGCGATAGGGCCCCCTCGCACAGCGATTTACGCGGTGGAGCTTGGCAAGCCCCTGCGGTTTATCGAGGGTGATAACGTAAAGGAGGTATCGTAGCTATGGAAAAGGTCATCAACTTCTCCCCGGAAGGGGTCGTCACGTCCCTGCATCAGGATGCTTTTCCTCTAGGGTTCCTCGGCCCGCAGAAAATCGCGCGGGCGACCGATATCCGGTTCAACGAGGAGTTCCAAGAGTGGGACATCTACGTCATCCCCGGTCAGGGAGGAGAAGAGTGGACGGTTCCCGCCCTAAAAGGGTTTGCTGGATACGACGAAGCGCGTCGGTTCGAGGTTAGCTGGATTAACCGCTGTATGTTGATGGATCTGGAGTGGAGGAGAGAGGACCTTATGCTGCCTATTGGGGTGGCCGGGTCCATGCGGTGGCGCCATGACCGTAGCCTGTGACCACATTGGCGGGATGTTTGACGGCACGGATGGGGGAGGGGTGGGTATCCCCCGTCTATTCCGTCTGAGCGAGATACCGGACATCCTAGATGGGCTGGAGGAGTTTTACGACTACAGGTCGGATGTCGATAACGGTATGTACTCGCGAGACTGCCGTGACCACGACCCGGACGGGGCACAAGCCAGTAAGGATGCGTGGCTGACGATGGAGCTGACCGCACGCCTAAAGAGGCACGCAACACTATTCCCATACTGCCCGTTATGCGCAGCACAGCTACTCAAGGAAGTGGAAGTTACCAAGACCCACACCGTACTGCTAGGGGCGCCCGCCGTAGCAAAGGGGCGCGCTAGTGTCGGATAAGGAAGCCATAGGCGAAGGGGACATCAAGCCGGGGCAGGCGCTACGGTACGTCACTGCGATACGGGCGGTGAGTTGCCATTGGGTATCGTTCCTCGGTGGGGCGGAGATCAAGATACTTCTATTCATAATAGAGCGTACCTTCCGGTGGAGCAAAGACGCCGAACGTATCTCCGCCAAGCATTTTACTGAGGGCATGAAGCGTAAAGAGGACGGGTACTGTATCCACGAGGGTACCGCTCTGTCGCACAATACGGTACGCGCCGCCCTCCGATCGCTACAGGAAAAGGGGCTGGTATCCGTATCAGAAGAGCGCGATGTAGCCAACAACTACCAAGCAAACCTGATTGAACTCGATTTCAAAATGCTCGTAGGGAGGAGTGTAATGTCGAAACTACGCATCCCGAAGGTCAAAAAAACTACTCAAAATGGGCCAGAAACCGGGGGTCAAGAACAGGTGAACCCCTCTTCAGAAACTGGTGAACAAAGTATACACAATAAAGTAGACACAAAAAGAAAAAACCAAACCCTATCGGCCGCTGACGCGACCGAGAATGTGGGGCGGAAATCCTTTGATACCGCAGCGGAAGCGATCACTACAAGCAACCTACGGATACGCAGATCACGAGAGGTCAAGGCCGCCAGCGCGGCGGCTGCCCCCGGGGCCCCCAAGCTGAACGAGTTCCGCGCACTATGGCAGCAGCACATGCTACAGCACTGGCCTACCGTCCCGGTGGTATCCGCCACGCAAGCGGAGTGGGGCATGTTCAAGAAGGCGCTTGCCTCGGTCGAGAATACGGTACCGCTCTCCGAGCTGGTCGAGTACGCCATCGCCGGGTGGTCAAGCATCATCAACATCGATCTTCACTGGATGAAGGATGTCAAGAACAAGACGGTCGGGCTGGCCCCCGACATGGTGTTCTTTATCCGCCACGTGAAGCACTTTATGAAATCGATTGCAAAGCATAAAGCCACAGATGATAGCAACCTGAAGCGGGTACAGGTTTCCCCTGAAAAGAAACAAGAGAACGAGAACGCAGAATTGCGTCGGCAGCTTGCCAAGGTCACCGCAGAGAACCGCAGACTGGCCGAGAAGGCCAGAAGTGACGAGCGTATCATGCAGGAAATGGATCGCAAGAAAGATGCGCGGCCCGCCAGTATTCGACAACCGCTTACCCGGGCCCAGCTACGCCCCGTCGAGGATGACGACAACTTGCCAAGGAACTGGAATGGTCAATGAGATTCCCCCCGATGGCGCCGCCCCGGAGCCCACTCCCGTGGCCCGGGCCGCCAACGATAAGAGCATCCTTGCCGGACTCAAGCAGTCCGGTATTCCCGAGTTCGTCTATGCCACGACTTTGGTGAAAGAAGGCCGGGCGGATATCCGAGAGATCATCTCTACCAAAGGATACCAGCACAACGGACAACTGTACGGCTTCTACGTATTCACGCAACGCAATTCCTCCGTTACCAAGGCCCGGCGGGTGTTCTATCTCATTGCCAAGGAGATGTTCCTGTCCGGTGTGACGGTATACTGCATATCCATGCCTAATCTGGTTGCGGCGCTCAACGCAAGTGATTACTCTGTTGCGGCCAATGCGATCGACAATGTCCAGATGGTGTTCGTAACGGACTTCTTCGAGGACGAGGCGATCTGCCCCTTGACGCCGACCGACGCGGGAAGAGTGCGTTCATGGGTACGAGACAAGTTCGAGCTAGGAGGCGCGGTATCCCTACTCAGTGACGCCTCTCTGGAGCGTTGCGGGGCGTGGTGGTCCAATGCCTTCCTTCGCTTCTTGTCAGAGCACACAAGCAGCAACCAGCTTTAGCCTACGGGAACAACAATATGAGTGATGGACTAAGTCTCCTGACGTCAATGCTGGAGACAGGGAGCGTCCAGAAGTTACGTGAAATCACCAACGATCTATTTATCGACGACGAGCTGGAGGTTTATAACCACATTATCCGGCACTTCCGCAGGTACCATCGGCTTCCCGCCATCGCTACCGTAGAGGAAGAACTGGGCCGCCGCCTTCCGGATGCCGTCGAGAATACTGACTACTACCACAGACGGGTTGTTGATAGGAAGCTGTACGGGCACGTACGGGATTCGTTTGACCTGTTGCGGGACTCCCTGCGCAACAACAACATGGACAGCGCGCGGCAGGCCATTGCGTCCATGCACACGGCGTCGCGTACGGTTACGCACGACCATCGTGTTGTCAACTTGCGCGTGGCCAGCAGCCAAATGCTGGAGGCGTACGACGAGGCACACCGCACCCCGGGGATGACCGGCATTCCATCAGGCTGGGCCGGCTTTGATGAACAGACGGGCGGCTACCAGAATGGTGACCTTGTCTCATGGGTCGCACGGCTCGGGGTTGGTAAAACGAACGTCATCCTGAAGCAGGCGGATTACGCATGGGACCAAGGACATAGCGTCTTGGTGGTCACCACGGAAATGCCGACCATGCAGATGGCCCGCCGCCTGATGGGTGTGCGTACCGGGATCAACCCTGACCTGATCCGGAAGGGGATGCTCTCTACCTACGCCCGCCGCAGGCTGGGGCGGATCGTCGATAATCTATTTAACAGCGAACGCTTCAACTTCTACGCTGCGGGGATGAACGAACCGGTTACGGACATCATGGCGCTTGTCGATGAGTTCAGCCCGGACATCGTATATATTGACGGGGCGTACCTGCTCCGCCCGGACTCGGGGAAACGCTACCTTAGCAAGCAGGAGCGAGTACCTGAAGTCTTCGACGCCTTGCGCTCCATGGCCCTCGACTGCGAGCGACCGTTTGTCACCACTACACAGTTCTCCCGGATGTCCGGTAAGCGAGGAAAGGAAGGGTCGATCGAGACGGTGGCCTTCAGTGACGCCATCGCACAGAACTCCTCGATTGTCGTCGGCATCAAAGAAGGTAAGCCCCCATTTCAGCACACCCGGCGTGTGTTCGAGTTCCTGAAAGGCCGGGAGGGCGAAACCGGAGAGGTGACGATCAATTACCAATTCACTCCGGTTAACCTATCGGAAGCCGATCCGGAAGAGCTACAGGCCGAAGAAGTATCTTTGGACTGGATGGCCTCCTAGGGCGCCATAATGAAATCGATTTCAGATTTGAGGAACACATGGATTACTCGAAATGTGAAGGCTGCCCGCTTGACGGCACCGTAGAGCCCATGGGGGCGGTCGGGAAGGCAGACGCCCCCTACCTTTTCGTAACCGATATCCCCTCGGAGAGAAGTGCCGCCGAGGGCAAACTGCTGTCCTCACAAGCCGTGGAGCTTATCTCTGGCAACATGCAAAGGCTGGGGTTCTCCAAACGTGACTTCGTTTTTCATCCACACATCAAGTGCGCCCACGAACCTACCGAATTCACTACCAAGGAACGGCGGGCCATTGCGTCTCACTGCAAGGCGCACCTAGAGGATCATATCAAGCGCCAGAGGCCCGAAGTTATCATGCCGCTCGGGGCAGGCCCCGCCTCGGCAGTGATCGGCCGCGCGGTCAAGATCATGAAGATCCGAGGGGTGCCTGCCCGCAGCAGCGAGCATGGCGCCATGATCCTGCCCATGCTCGGGCCGGGGTTTGTCCTGTTCTACCCGCAAAACCAGCCCTCCTTTGCAGCAGACTGCAACACGTTCGCCCGTCTGGTGGATCACGATCTGGATATCGACAAGGCCGGGCAGGAGGTTGTCGGAGACTACGAGTACATTGATGACCTGCAGTTCCTGATTGACGCAGACCCCGAGACGGTCGCGTATGACACGGAGACCACCTCTCTATCGTGGTTCAAGACCGGGCCGGACGTACGCACCTACGACCCCGAGACCAGCCCTCCCGACTTCAGCCCCCGGGCCCAGATCCTGACGATGCAATTCACGATCGAGCCGGGCAAGGGGTACATGCTGCCATGGGATCACCCCGACGCTCCGCAAAGCCAGCGGGCCAAAGCAAGGCTGAAGAAGCAGTTGCAGCAGTTGCTGTGCAAGCGCGGGCGGGTGGTCATAGGCCAGAATACCAAATACGACTGCGTGATGACCGCCGCGCTGACCGGTGTCCGCTTCAAGATCGGCGGCGACACCATGATGCTCGCCACCTTGCTGGACGAAAACTCTGTCAAGAACCTAGATGACCTGACCAAGCGGTACGTCCCGGACATGGCAGGATACGCGGATCGGTTCAACTTGACCGTGGATAAGAGCCGTATGTGGACGGTCCCGCTGGCGGGGGACTTTCTAGACTACGGATGCGGCGATACGGACAGTACGATACGCCTGCACGACCACCTCTACCGTGAAGTAGCCAAAGACAAGCGGATACTCGCCCACTACAACATGGTGAGCCTGCCCGGGCTCAACGCCTTCGCGTCGATCGAGATGCGCGGTCTGCCGGTCAATGAAGATGAAGTGGATTCCTTTGAGGAGTTCATGGAGGAGTCGGTCGGGCGGCAGAAACAGGCACTGCTACGGCAGGTACCCAAGTCCATCAAGCGCAAGCATATCGACAAAGGGCTTAAGTTCTCTCGTCCCGAATTCACTCTGGATGTCCTGTTCCGGCACCCGGACGGGTTCCGTCTGAAGCCAAAGGTCTTCACCAAAGGCACGACCAAGCTGAAGGACGAGTCTAGGAAGATACCCTCTACTTCGTCCAAGGATCATCTGCCGTACTTCTACGACGAATGCCCTTTCGCGATGGAGCTGGCACAGTACATCAAGGACGACCGGTTGCTGGGCACCAACATCAAGGGGTTCAAGAAAAAGTACATCATCGACGGGGTCGTGCGCCCGACCTACAGCTTGGCAAAAGCGGTGACCGGCCGCTCGGCCTCGGAGAATCCGAATGGGCAAAACTTCCCGAAACGTGGGGAGAACGCTACCCGCTACCGCAGACTGTTTGTTCCGCCACCGGGGCACTATATTCTGGAGGCGGACTTGTCGCAGGCAGAGCTGCGGATCTCCGCCGACATGGCATGCGACCACACTATGCTGGAAATCTACCGGAACTTTGGGGACATCCACACGCGCACCGCGCTGATCGTAATGGGGATCACGCAGACGCAGTTCGACCGACTGGATAAAGGCGAGCAGAAGCTGGCGCGGTTCCGGGCCAAGGCTGTGAACTTTGGCTTTATCTACGGCATGGGTTGGCGGAAGTTTATCGGCTACGCCAAGACTCAGTACGGCGTGGAATTTACCGAGAAGGAAGCGCAACGAATCCGGGCAGGATTCTTTAATACCTACTCCGCCCTCCCCGACTGGCACAGAGCCATGCGGGAGTACGCACGGCAGCACAAGATGGTACGGTCCTACTCCGGGCGGATCAGGCATCTGCCCACCATCGGTTCGTCAGAGGAGTTCATCCAGCAGGAAGCGGAGCGGCAAGCCATCAACTGCGTCAGTGACGATACCGAAATACTCACGCTAGAAGGGTGGAAGACAGTAGATGAATTGCGCGTCGGCGAGTCAGTGTATTCGGTAAACCCGCAATCCGGAAGAACGGAAAAGGACACGATATCTGCAATACACATCGGGAGTGTCTCTGGAGAGATGCTGTCTATCGAGGGCAATTCGATCAGCGTCGTGGCTACGCCAAACCACCGATGGTTAATCGACTTCAAGACGGCGGGCAACCGGGTGGAGACCAGATTCAAAACCTCTAGCGAGCTACGCTACACCGGCAGCGACCGCATCTGGTTGACCGGGGTGGCTTTGGCAGATACCGCTACGTCGTGGAGTGATGACGGTGTGCGGCTGTTGGGGTGGGTGCTTACCGATGGGCACTACAAGCGACAATTCAGCCCGAAGACGGGCGTGGAGTGGGGTACCGGTAGGGTAGGGGTTACGCAATCGAAGTTGCAGAATGTTATGGAAATTGATGGCCTGTTCTCCCGCCTCGGGGCGCACTACTCGACGATGCGCGCTACAGGCCAGTACGTCTGGGAGATAACGTGCGAGGAGGGGCAGCGGATTCGGGACGAAATGCCAGACAAGACATTAACGGGAGAGGTACTGTCCGCTATGTCTTCGCAGCAGCACCGCTTGCTGTTCGACACAATGCTTAAAGGCGATGGTTGCTGGGACGAACAGGCGGGACGTTACCGGAAGTTTTGTGCAGGTAGCAGAGAACGTGCGGATGCGTTTTTGCAACTATGCGTACTCGTCGGGCAACCGGCGCGCGCCGTGTATAGAGACACCTCTGACTATAGCCCTAGACAATACGCCTCTATGGGTAACATTCCTCAGACTACCGGGCATTGGTTGGTGGAGCTGTGCCAGCGCGACCGTGCGCAGCCTCAATACGGTGCAGAATGGGTTGAGTGGGAGGGGAGGGTTTGGTGCCCGACGACGCGTAATGCTACGTGGATTGCTAAGCGCAACGGTAAGGTCTTCGTTACCGGGAACAGCCCTGTGCAGGAATTCGCATCTTCGCTAGGGGTCATGGCGACCGGCCGCATGGATGACCAGATCGACGATCGTTACTTGGCGGCGGTGGCCTTTGTCCATGACGCGATCTATTGCTATGTGCCTTACGAATACCTTCTATGGGGCGCCCGCACCCTGAAATGGTACATGGAGTCCAATCGTATCGAGGAATGGTTCGGGATCAAGATGAGGGTACCGATCGTGGCGGATGTAGGGTTCGGTCTCAACATGGGCGACACCTACGAGATGAAAGGACTGGGGTTCAAGGGCGGCTATGACTTCAGCCAGTTCGCGTACGACGAGCGAGACCCGGACCAAGTGAAGGCAGCGGGCGGCCTGCCTTCGATTATAGTTCCCCCACAGCGCACTCCGCCGAACAACGGTAAGCGGGCGGTACCGCTCTACAGCTACGTGGATTGAAACTGAAGATCGCGTCGAGGAACTGAGGGCCTATACTTTGGAAAGGTCCTTCAAGGAGAACGTTATGGAAAGAAGAATTCGTCGCGTCCGTCTGCCCGCAGAACGCATCGTCATGCCGGCCGCCGAGAAGGTCAAGATGGAGCTGCTTTTGAAATCGATTGCAGAAATCGAACACGAGACCGAGGTCCTGACCGCAGAGCGCACCGAGAAGGTAGCCAAGCTGCTCAAGCTCATGCAGGTGTATAAGCGGACCACGGTCGAGATCGAGGAAGCTATCGCGGAGCGCATCACGCCGATGGGGCGTAGCTCTTCGCGTATCGACCCGGTCGGGTTCCATGATCTGGTGGCAGAGGAGGATTTCTTTGCGTGCATCGATGTCGTCAAAGGCCGGGCGGAAAAGGTCCTGAGCGGCAAGGAGCTGGACTCCATCACCGAAACCACACCCGGCAAGAAGGGTGAGGAAGTTCTGAAAATCAAGAGGCGATAGCCATGGACCGGGCGGGTATCAAGAGCTTATGGCGGGAGGTCTTTGGACCTAACGTCGTAATGGTGGATCAGGATGCATGGGTGTCCGTACATTGCCCCTTTGCCCTTAACCCATAGTGTGCTACATTGCCGTTTTGGTCAGGAGCACGTTATGCCTAAGAAGACCCACGGACTATCCAGAGAAGCGTCAGGGGGCAAGTCGTATGTGTACGGGGCGTGGGCTGCTATGAAGCAGCGGTGCCTTAACCCAAAAAACCCGGGGTACAGGAACTATGGCGGGCGAGGCATCGTAGTATGTGACAGATGGCTTACTTTTGAAAACTTTTATGAGGATATGGGTGACCGCCCCTCACCGCTACACTCGCTAGATCGAAAGGATAACGGCAAAGGGTACTATAGATCCAACTGCAGATGGGCTACTAAGCAGGAGCAGTCCCTTAACCAACGGGACCGCATGCGCGTCTGCAGAAAGACCGACGCCCTTCTTCTCAGTCTCGCCCCCGAGCTGCACTCTATGGGGTTTTCTATGCGCAACATAGCCGCCCTATTCTCCGTAGGCAAGACCACGATTGAGAAGGTCCTACGAGGAGATTACTCGGTGGCTACAGTCGCTGACGGCAAGGTGTACGTGGAGGAGCAGCGGGCTACCAACCATCCTCCACGGATAAGGAGAATACGACGTGGATAGGCAAGGTATAAAAAACTTAATTAGGACGGTAGCCGGGCCAAATATCCCCTTCGCGGATCACGATCAGTGGGTCGGGTTCCCCTGCGTCTTCGCCCCCTACAAACACGCCAGCGGGAAGGACTCCAAGCCTAGCGCCGGGGTGTCGGTCCATGCCAGCGGCACCAGCATCTTTCGCTGCTATACCTGCACGACCCCGGGCGTCACGCTCGAATGGTTCCTGAAAGAGCTTGACCGATACACCGGGGAAGTCCCCGCCAGCCTGATTCGTGATGCAGCCGATGAGGAGTTCTACGGGGGCAGGTTGCAGGAGTGGGGCGCACGCGATCGGTCGGAGATGCCAGCCACCCTTGCGGAGCCTCTGGACAAGGAGACCTATCTTGACCTGTACGACGAGGCACACGACCACCCTTATGTGAAGTTCCGGGGAATCTCCGCCCGGGCGGGCAAGAGGCTACAGCTTCTGTATGACCCCTCGGATAGCGAAGGGGACGAGCGTATCCTGTTCCCGGTCTTTGCGCCCAATGGCGACCTGCACGGCTTCACCGGGCGGGCGATCCACAGCGACGCACGACTCAAGGTCAGGGACTATCACGGGCTTAAGAAAAGCCTCCTCCTGCTTGGCTCACACCTAATCGATCCTCGCAAGGACAAGTATGTCCTGCTCGTCGAAGGGCTGTTTGATTACGCGATGATGGTGAATTACGGGCTACCGGCGGTGGCCTCTATGATGGCGGCACTGACCAAGGCACAGGCGGATATCCTGAAGACCTTCGGGCTACCCGTGTATTCGATGTACGACAACGACAAGGCCGGTGACAACGCCCGGCGCACGATGAAGGAGTTACTATGCCGGCACATCCCGGTATTGAAGACTCGCTTCCCTCGCGTGAAGGTCCGGGATCGTTCTACCGGTTTGATGAAGTGGGCGCAGGACCCGGACGAACTCTCACGCGATGCTATCCTATGGATGATAAACGATGCCAAGCTAATGTAACTACTGGGTGAATTCCTATGGCGAACCGTAAAGGAAGGGCACCACCCGCCCGGGATAGTAAGGGCCGGTTTGCCCGGAAACGCGAAGAAATATATACGGGCTGCCGCTTGCTGCCGGTACCCGCTTCTGCTACAATGCCGTTAGTGTCGTTCAAGCAACGACCGCAAGATGGTGCTCACGAATTCCTGACTCAGCAATTACTCGGCCCTCTCAGGGAGGGCCACCCTGTAGTTCTGGCAGTCTCGGATAGACGAGCACCGAAGAAAAAGCGAGTCACGGGAAAGCCTTTGCTTTTCCTAGTACCCGCAAGCTGCTTCGGTGGAAGCATCGATAGACTAGTAGTATCCTTTCAAGCACATGGTTGCGAAATTGTTGATGTCAGTGAGAAAGTGAAATCAATTTCATTTGTTCGTTTAGGGCTCAGTGCGTCTCTCTCGACGCATCTAGCCGCTGCGTTGAACCAAGTGTTCAACAAGTGATACCCACAGGAGAAAACCATGGTCGCACCACGCCGTAACGCCCCGACACCTCCTCCCGCTCGTCGCGGCACCCGCGCCGCCCCTTCCACGGGCAGCAGCCATTACCGTGGCGAAGAGGGTATGCGTCGCGCCGCCGAGGAACAGGAACGCCAGAAGGTACTGGCGGACCAGCGTCGCAACCAAACCCACATGCCGTTCCGGTTCAGGGTCGGTATTGGTGAGACGAAAGAAGCGGTCATCTTGGATGACCAGCCTGACTTCTTCCGCTACGAACACAACATGAAGGGCCCGGACGGGAAGTGGAACGTATTCACCGGGTGCGTCAAGGAATTCGATACCTGCCCCGCTTGCGAGGCGGCCGGGCGGGAATCCTATTACGGGATGTACCTGACGGTTCTGGACTTTACCGAGTTCAAGACGCGTTCCGGAGAGACGGTGGAGTTCTCGCGCAAGCTGCTCGTGGTCAAGCCGGCACAGCACAAGAAATTCATCCGCTTCTACGAGAAGGAAGGCACGCTACGCGGCGCGGTGTTCGAATTCACTCGGGATGGCGACAAGGACTCTTCGATCGGTAACGACATCGAGTTCGTGGAGTTCATGGAAGAGGACGATCTGACCACCTACGTACGGGAATGGACCGATCAGGAAAAGAAAAAGCATGTCGAGGACTGCTCCGAGCCTTACGACTACGAAGAACTGTTCGAGCCTGCGGACACGGAAAAGCTCCGGGCCCAGTTCGGCGGCAAGCCGGCACCCGGCAGTCGTGCGGAAGAGCAAGATGCACTGGGAGGGGAGCGTCGTCGTCGCGGACGTGCGGAGGAGCCTGAAGCGGAAGCCCGGCCCTCCCGCGCAGCAGGACGCGATGCCCCCGCCCCTCGTGGCCGCGCCGTAGCCCCGAAGCGTAGCGGCGACATGGAGGACTGGCAGGACCCGGACGCGAGCGATGAGCCACCGTGGGAGGGTGCAGAAGAGCCCGCCGAGGCACCCGCCCCGCGACGTGCCCGAGGCCGCACCGAAGAGCCGGCAGCCCCTCCTGCGCGTCGGGGACGTGCCCCGGTCGAAGAGGAGCCCGAGGAGCCCCCGCGTCGCGGCAGAGGTAGAGCCGCACCGGAGGAGGAGCCTGCACCGGCTCCGAGACGTGTGCAGCCCCGGCGCGGGAGGTAATTAACCATGGAACGCAGGGTCCGGCGAACAAGATCAATTCTGCCGGCTCCCTGCCCCTTCTGTGGGCAGGTGCCGCAAATCCATACACACTTCCGCGACCCAGTATACAGCCTCATGCATCGCTGCCCGGTCATCGGCCCGATCACGTTTGATTGGACTAGGGATAAGGTAGCAATGATACGGCGATGGAACACTCGATATGAAAAGACAGGCGGAGTTGAGTAGCTGTGTGTGGTTCCCGGACGGGTCCGTGGACCGGGCGGCATTGATGGGCGAGGTCACCGCGTCTTTCCTGCCCTTGGGGGAAGAGGTGCCGATACTCGTCCCTGCCTACCGCACCGACCGCAAGGGGTACCTTGGGGTGCCAAGGCAGTTCGGCATCGAGTATGCCCACAAACACGGCATCTCCCTGCTAGACAAGACCAGCCGGGGGCGCCGGGTCACCTTGCCCGGCAGCGTCGCCATGCGGGACTACCAAGTCCCGTTTATCGAGGAGCTACTGGACACCGCAGCGGAGGAGTACGACTTTATTGTCAAGGCCGCGACCGGTACTGGCAAAACTACGATGGGCCTGCGCCTGATCCAGATTTTGAAATTGAATTCAATTATCGTTGTGGATCAGGAGAACTTGAAGGACCAATGGATCGAGCGGGCGCGGGAGCAGTTCGGCGTACCGGAGGATCAGATCGGAACCGTACAGGGCCCGGTACTGGATTACGAAGGCAAGACCATTGTGATCGCCATGGTGCAGACGCTGGTGCAGAAGGCACTACCGCAGAAGTTCTACGACTACTTCGGCATCGCTCTGTTTGACGAATGCTTCCACCCAAGTCATGAACTACTTACGCCCGAAGGTTGGAGGTCTGTCGCTACGATAGAGGCCGATGATCTAGTTGCACAAGTGGATGGAGCTTCCGGGGAGATCACTTTCGTGCGCCCCACGGATACTGTCGCTCGACCGTGTACGGAAGGTCTTATACACTTCGAGGACAAAAATACCGATCTACTCGCTACACCCGGGCACCAGCATCTCGTGTACTGGCGAGGAGAGGGGGCGCCGTCCAAGGTAGAGTACGGCGAGCTTGTCCCTACCAATCGGTGGTACCAACGGCTATCCGGTACCGTAGCAGGTACCGACCAGCTAACGTCGTGGGAGCGGTTCCTGATCGCGTATCAGGCAGACGGTACATACCTGCGACTTGCTTCCCGGGCGCAGGAGCACCACGTACGCTTTTCTTTCCGTAAGCAGAGGAAGATAGACCGCTTACTGTTGCTACTTCCACAAATCAATCGAGAGTCGGCAGGTAGCGTCCGCTGGGAGATAGGGCAGAATAGCAGAGGGGATACGAACGTGCAGGTATGGTGTAGGCAGTCTGTGTCCAAGACTCTAGACTGGATGCCTCTAGACAAGTCCTCCTCCTACTACCGTCAGGTGATGGAGGAGGCCATCGAGTGGGATGGATGGCAGGATGCAGGTGGCACCCGTACGTACTGCAGCACGATACCGGCTAACGCGGAGCGCATGCAGATAGCTGCTTCGTTGGCGGGGTATGTAGCCAGCCTTCGGTCCTACGGGAGGCAGAACGCCCGCCACGCCACCCGCTATCAGGTAAATTGGTTCGAGGGGGCGGTCAGGCCGACGAAGGGCCTGCGCAAAACCCACAAGCGGTATCGCGGGATGGTTTACTGTGTACGGGTACCCTCCGGCAACGTATTGACTAGACGAAACGGAAAGATTGCCGTAACTGGTAATTGCCAGATCGTCGGCGCCCCGACCTTTTCCCGATCACTGATGATGTTCTCCGCAGGCTTGCGGATCGGGATGTCGGCCACACCACGAGACGATTCCCTACAGAAGGTAGTCAAGTGGAGTCTGGGCGAAGTCGGCGCGGAGCTGGACAAGGAGCATCGTAAATCCAAGGTGTTCTACGTAGAGAACGAGTCGGTGTACTCGTGGTACGCGAACACGTCCCCCAAGACTGGGCGGTACTTGCAGGAGATATCGGAGGACGCGAACCGTAACTGGATGCTTTGTCGCATCATCGAGTGGCTGTACCGTACGGGCCGGGACGTACTGGCCATCTCAGAACGGATCGAACAACTGGAGGGCATCCGCGCCCTGTGTGCGCTACAAGGCATACCAGAAAGCGACATGGGTATCTACACCGGCTACCGTTTAGTGTGGATGTTCGAGAAGGACCCTAAACCGCTCGGGCGCCCGAGAGGATGGGAGAAGGGGGCAGACTACACGCCAGTACATTACGTGGCCGTTCGGAAGCGCATCCCCAAGAAAACTCTGGAACACACCAAGGACCACGCCCGGGTGCTTTTTGCTACCTACGGCATGTTTGCCAAAGGGGTCGATGTGCCACGCCTCGCGGCCGGGGTGGATTGCACCCCCCGCAGCAAGGCCAAGCAAGTACATGGGCGTGTCCTGCGGGATAGCAAAGGAAAGATGACCCCTATCTGGGTGACGATTCGGGATGTATACTCCCACCGATCAGACTTCCAGTTCCTGCAAAGACTGGGCGATTATGTGGCGGACAATGCGGAGATATATCAATGGCACATGGACAAGGGCGTACGCCCCTCAGACGCGCGGGCGCTAAAGCGGGCCGTATTACAGAACGTATCGTTCCTCAAGACGTGCAGGTATACAACGACGATCGACGGACACGGTACCATTCAGACGCCGAGTACGCCGACAAGGTGAAGAAAGCGGCGCGAGACAACTACCACAAGAGCAATCCTCGCCAGCCCAGTAGGGTGGCGGGCGGCCTGTTGATCCCGGGGCAGGAGAGGGAAGTATTTGACGAGGAGATGGACCACCCGGTTGTCGTCACGTCCTACACCGTACCGGAGGCTGCCAAGGCGCTCGGGCGGTCGGAGATGACGTTCAAGAAGTGGATCTCCGACGATCTCGTCCCGGCGCCGATCCTGAAGGACACGCAGCACGGGTACCGGATCTACAGCGAAGGGGAGCTTCGGGCGGTGGCCACCGTACTGGCGCAGCACGAGATCGAGTTTACGTATTACTCTACGAAACACGAGCAGACACGGCACCGGCTATTCCAGCAAGTACAGGCATACCGGGCCCATAGCGTATAGGGGGCATCATGGTCGAACGCGTCAGAAGGAACAGGCCGGCGGTAACGGAACAGACTCACGACACGGTACTGAATGTCATGAGTTCGTCCTTCGGTATCGAAGAGAACGAGCGTACCGTGATCGGGGTGCGCAAGTTTGCTACCGAACCCGCCTATGTCCGGGTGAATGCCGGCACCACCAAAAATCTCGGCAACTATGAAAGCCTACGCGTGGACGTATCCATTACTCTGCCTTGCTACGCAGAGGAGATCCCAACCGTGTTTGAAAAGGTCGCCGACGAAGTCGCCGGCCTGCTTGCCGACGAATTGAAAAAATACGAATCCTGAATTGGAGTTGGCATGGTTACTCGAACCAGACGTGTCCGCACGGCAGGGGAATCCCCCTCGCCAGACAGCGGTAAAGGCGAACTCAGTGGAACACTGAAAGAGATCGAAAAGCGGTACGGGGCAAGCGTGGTGTCTAGTGGCTCCTCCATCATGCAACCAGAACGGATATCCACGGGCAGTTTCATGGTGGATTTCGCGACGCTGGGGGGCATCCCCCGCAACCGTATCACCAAGATCGTGGGCCACAAGCACGCTGGGAAGGGAGGTCGTATTTTCGATCACGTACTTACCCCTTCTGGGTGGGTTCAGTACGGCGAGTTGCAGGTAGGTGACTCAGTAATTGGCTCAGATGGGAAGGCCACGACAATTACCGGGGTGTTCCCTCGTGGGCGCCTACCTACATACCGAGTGGCCTTTACGGATAAGTCTTCTGTGGTCGTCGACGGGGATCACTTGTGGGCGGTATCTACAGGCAAGCAGGCAAGAACGACAGGCAAGTACACCGTACGGCCTACCAGAGAGCTAGCCACCTCCCCGCTCCGGTCGAACAACTCTACGAGCACCTGCCTGTACCGAATACCCCTTGTCGCTCCAGTACAGTACGCATCAGGGGAGGTGCTACCGATAGAGCCCTACCTGTTGGGGGTGTTGTTGGCTAACGGTAGCCTGCGGGTACCACTGTTCTCTACCAACGATACTGGGGTAGTGGATACGGTACAGGCCCGTAATGCCGGCCTATCTATTACTGAGCATTTTAGTAGCAACTGCAGGCGCTGGTACGTGGCAGATTACGTAAGCCGCACAGGGCGAAACTCAATTAAGGGAGCATTGCGAGGGCTAGGGCTGTTCGGCCACACCGCACACTACAAATTCATCCCTGAAATGTATCTCCGCGCGTCGGCAGAGAATAGGCTACTGCTACTTCAGGCGTTGATGGATTGCGACGGTAGTAGCGAGCGCAACGTCTCTGGGTCTACTCACCATAAAGGCGGTGCGCGGTACTCTACCCGCTCCTCCGCCTTGGCGTACGGTATGCAGGAGCTTGCGCAGTCTCTCGGGGGCACGGGGTCTGTAACCAGCGCGCGGCACACTAAGGATGGGGAGGTGGACTACACGGTGTCCATCGTGCTTCCTCGGGGCCAGTCCCCTTATCTAGGCTGTGCGCGAAAACGCGAGGTGTTTGCCTCCCGTGGGCATCGAGGACCTGTCCGGTCGATTGCGTCGATCACGCAGGAGGGGGAGGAGGAGATTATCTGTATCACTGTCGAGGCGCAGGACCGGCTGTACGTGACAGAGAACTATCTTGTTACACATAATAGTTCCCTATCTGACAAGATCATCGCCGCCACTCAACGTCAATACCCTGACGGGCAGGTAGTCAAGATAGACGTGGAAGGCTGTCACGAATCGGTATGGTCCGGAAAGCTGGGGGTCGATAATAGCCGTTTGCTGGTGGCCCAGCCCGAGACCGGGGAGCATGCGCTGGACATGGCCGACGCACTGATTCGTACCAAGGAGGTATCCCTGATCGTTGTGGACTCCCTTGCGCAACTCGTGCCCGCCAAGGAAATCGAGGCATCCGCCGAGGACCAGTTTGTCGGACTGCAGTCCCGCATGATCGGTTCCTTTGTGCGCAAGGCCGTCAATGCCCTCCTAGCGGAGCGCCATCGCGGTCACTACATCACCCTGCTGTTCATCAACCAGTTCCGCAGCAAGATTGGCGGATGGTCTCCGACCGGTGACCCGCTCACCGAACCGGGCGGCAAGGGACTGGGCTTTGCCTACTCCCTCGAAATCACCATGAAGAACAAGGAAACGCAGGGCAAGGACGATGTAGGCGTGGATGCCATGATCGAGAACGAACACAGCTTTTCCATCACCAAGAACAAGCTGAACGCCGGGCCCCGCTCCGGGGAGTTTCGGCTTCGCCGGATGGCAGACCCGACTACCGGACTGGAGGAGGGCGAGATCGACGATGCAGGTACCATGCTTGCCTACGCAAAGAAATTCGGCATCTTCACGGGCGGGGGCAGTTCATGGACTCTGGAATTCTGGGACTTCTCACAGAAGTTCAAGAGCGCGGCCGAGGCGACCAAGTACCTGTACGAAAACCGGGATGACTACTGGCTTCTGCGTAACTACCTCATCTCGGAGCAAGCGGGGCGGCTGGGGATGCCCCAATCTTTCATTGAACGTTTCTACCCGGAGTAGCGCAATGTCTGACCAGAAATGCACGTCCTTAGTCCGCATCCGTGCAGAGGTGGAAATCGTAGGCTCTACGTATGGGCCGGACTGGAGTATTGGAGCAATCCAGAAGCAGGCGAAGGAGGAGGGACGCCGCGCGCTGATGAACATGCTGCAGAAGGCGGGAGGGCGGGTAATCGGGGAGCCTACTATCACACACGTCATTGTTACTGAGGAAAAATAGCATGGATAACCAGCATCGAAAGATCAGCGGCTACAGAGAACTGTCGCAGGAAGAGATTGGCCTGATGAACGAGATCAAGGCCAAGGGAGAAGAACTCAAGGAATTGTGCGGGCGGGTGGAGGAGGGTGTGCGTACCCAGCTAGAGCGTGCGGCCGAGTCTGATGAGGAGGAGTACGACAGGCTGATCACAAGTGACGCCTACGGATGGGTGAATGACGCCCGCAAGGATCTTCAGGTAGGCATCATGAAGCTGGTCCGCGCCGTTGCACAGCCCACCACATTCTGAAATCGATTTCAAAAGGGGAAGTCATGTCTCAGTCGTTTGTCCCGCAGCCGGCAGCAGAGCTGCCGATCAATGTGATGCAGTACCTGAAAGAGGTCTGCCAGAGCCCTTTGGACACGTACCGCGCGGCGCTGGAGGCATGTCTGGCCTACCACATCCAGAAGAGGTTTAGAGAGTCTGTGCAGACCGCGACCCTGCCCAGCAAGAGGGATGTGGCCTACATCTCCGGGGAGATCGATGGGCTATGCATCGCCCTGCGGATGCTGGGTGGCTATGGCAATACGACGTTCAACCTGTCATGGGCCCTAGACGACACCCGCCCGACCATCGACTGGAAAAAAGTCCTGCTCACCAGCTACAACGTAGATTGAAATCGATTTCACTTGGGGATGACCATGAACCTAGAAGAATACCGGGCGGCACTGGAAGCCTGCCTCGCACACCACATCATCGAGTACCACAAAATGATGGAGGAGCCGTACAGTATCTCGGACACTATGCAAACCTTCTTCCTGCAACAAATCGACGGCATGTGTGTGGCAATGCGTCTGCTCCCCGGGCACGGCACCACCGCTTTCGATTTAGCATGGGCTACGGACCCGACAAGGCCAAAGGTTGACTGGCAGGGGATCATCGATCACAACTACTGCACGTAGGTACTACGATGACCCGCGACAGTTTTCTCAATCGAGACAAGACGCGAGGGACGTTCAGTCACCGCCGCGCGCCCAAACAGGAGCGACAACTGGCCGAGCGAATCGGCGGGCGGATCACCGTGGCCAGTGGTGCCAAGCAATTCGAGAAGGGCGATGTACGCAAGACGCGTGTCGTGCGGATCGAGGCAAAGACCACAAAAAATAAGTCGTTCTCTGTCACCACTGAGATCATCCAGAAGATTGAGGATGCCGCGCTGGCGGCGGGCGAGATGCCCGCGATCGTGATCGAGTTGAACAACATGGACCCCCGCAAAAGAGTCAGTGTCGCGGTGGTCCCCCTCTACGTTCTGGACATGCTGAGCAATAACAATGACAACGAATAGACGAGTCAGGAACCCCCCGACCAGCCCGACCTCTGGGGTATCCCGGGCAATCGCCGGGAGGGTCACCCGCGAGCGTAAGACCCCGGAAAGTCCGGGACAACTGATCGTCCCGTTGGGGGAGTCGGACCAGATCGTCAGTACCCTGATGAGGGACACCCGCCCGATCCTAGACATGTTCCGGGAGGGTACCCACCTTCATGTGTCCGACGTGATTCACCAGTGCATGCGCAAGATTGCACTGTCCAAAAGGCTGGATATCCGCCCAGCCGGCAAGAGGCTGCGGGACTCCGAAGTGATCACCTTCCGGCAGGGGGACGCTATCCACGAGTACGTGCGTCAGCGTTTCGTGGATAACCACTCCGACAAGGTCTATGGAAAATGGATGTGCGCCTGCAAGAAGACCGTCACGGTCCCCATGATCCACAGCCAGCTTGCGGACAAGCATGACTGCCCTAATTGCGGGGTGCGCCCCTACCGGTATGTGGAGATCGGCATACCGGATGATGAGTATGGGCTGGTCGGCAGTCCCGACTTGTTGCTGTACCTATCCCAGTACCGCGCCTTCCATGTTACCGAGATCAAGTCGATCTCTGGCAAAGGCTTTGCAGAACTTGTCCGGGCCATGCCCGACCACATCATTCAGGTGGTGTTCTATTGGCACTTGATGAAGCGGGCGGGCCACACCCTGACAGACAAGGTCAGCATCTTCTACGTCAATAAGGAGTGGTCGTTCAAGAATCCGTTTCAGGAATTCCTGATCGACGCGGCGGGCGCAGAGAAGCGCCTGCTACCCTACATCGAGGACTTGCAGGATCTTAACGCCTATGTCGGCGGGGATAATGACCGCTTGCCGGTCAAGACCTGTCCGAAGATCGACGCCCCGGCCGCGAAGGATTGTCCGGTCCGTGTAACCTGCTTCCAGTGAATATCATGCTCGCTATCGACCCATCCCTGAACGGGACCGCATACGCCTACCGAGACACGCAAGGAAAGCTGGTCACCGGGCGCATTGAGCCGAGACGTACCGGTATCGCGCGCCTACACTATGTTAAGCAGCAGATCGCCGCAGTCGTGGAGGAGGTACGCCCGACTCACGTCGTATATGAAGGCAACGCGATGCAGGGCAAGGGCCGGGTATTCGACATTGGCGAACTGGGCGGGGTACTCAAGCTGCATCTATGGCAAGCAGGGATTACCATCCTGCTCGTATCCCCGTCCAGCTTGAAGATGTTCATTACAGGCAAGGGCAACGCAGACAAGGATGTAATGATGGCGGCCGCAGCGGTATTGGCGGGGCGCCCTTTCCGTAATGACGACGAGGCGGACGCCTTTGGATTACTGTTGATGGGGGAGGCGTACTGCGATCGTAGACTACTACCTCGAACACGGGGTAACCATCAACAATCCGCCATGAAGGGAGTCGAGGTAATTGTAGGCAAGCCGTAACGCGGGGCGGCAAACGTAAGCTGACGTTGCAATCGATTTCATTTAGGCGTAAGATGTAGTTGCTCCAGTAACAAACGAACAGCCGGCGGATAACGGACGCCGCTATTAAATTTCTTTCCAATGGAAGGGTCGAATCATGGCACACGAATACCAAGTTGGCGATAATGTTAAGTTCCTCGGCTATGCCGAAGATGTCAAGGAAGAGGATCGCATCCTCACCGAAGGTGAAATCTACGCGGTCGAAGAACTGGGGGAAGATGAGGACGCCGTTGCCGTCCGCGCACCGAACCCGGCCTACGACCCGAAGAAGCGCGCCAGCAAGAACAACCCGGAAACCGTCCTCGTCGACGTGTTCTCCGAGGAGATCGAAGCTGCCGGTGACGAAGATGGCGAAGATGGCGACGATGACCTCGTTGAAGTCGTCGAAGAAGCCCCCGCCCCGGCCGCTCGCCGTCGCGCCGCCAAGGCCGATGCGGAAGAGGCAGCCCCGGCCAAGGCCGTGAAGGCGCCCGCCAAGGCGACCGCCAAGGCCGCCCCCGCCAAGGCCGCTGCAGCCAAGGCCAAGCCTGCCAAGGGCGAGACCAAGGTGAAGGCCAAGGCCGCGAAGCCGGCGAAGGCGGCGAAGCCGGTCAAGGAAGAAGTAGATGAGGATGCTCTTCCGGATCTGGTGGACGAAGATGCGGAAATCGTCGCGCTCGTCGATGGCGCCGACGTTCTGGAACTCGCGACCGAGCTGGTCGAGGAAGAGAACGCACTGGCCTACAAGCTGGGCGGGGTTCTCTATCACGTCCGCAAGGAAAAGCTGCACCAGACGGTCGACGCCCGCTACGCCGAAAAGGGCGGCTTCGGACTCTACGTCAAGGAGCAACTGAACGTCGAGTACCGCAAGGCCATGTACCTGATCGACATCTATGTCGCCTTCAACACGTTCGGCATCAGCGGCGACAAGGTCGCAGAGATCGGCTGGGCTAAGGCGAGCAAGATCGCCGGGGTCATGACGGAAGAGACCGCCGACGAACTGCTCCAACTGGCCGAGACCTCCACGGTTGTCGACCTGACCGAGACCATCAAGACCTCCTACAAGGAAGTGGGCGGCACGAAGGGCGAACGGAAGAAGATGGTGACCTTCAAGTTCCGTCTGTTCGAGGATCAGGCCGAAGGCGTCAAGAACGTTCTGGAAGCGACGCAGGGCGCCATGGGCTTCAAGAAGCTGGATGACGCGTTCGAGCACATCATCATGGAATGGGCCGCCGAGCATCCGGTGGAAGTCAAGGAACCGGCAGTCGAGAAGGCATCGCGCCGTACCGCAGCTACGGCAGCCGCCACCCCGGCCCGTCGCGCTGTTGGCAAGGGTCGCGCCACCGCGACTGCCTAATCGGTAGCACGTAGTAACATCGGGGCGCATCCTTCACGGGGTGCGCCCTTTTTTTTTGCCTAGGAGAATGTTGTGGCCAGAGCCCCGAAAGTGTCATCACCCGCCCGCAGATCGCGAGCCCCCGCCGCTCCGGCGCCTACGGATAACCGCAATGCCCGTGTCGAGTTGTTCTACATGGACGTTCATGAGATTGTCCCCTACCAGCGTAACCCGCGTGACAACGCGGAAGCGGTAGCCTCAGTCGCCGCAAGTATTAAGGAGTTCGGCTTTCGTATCCCGATCGTGGTCGACAACGACAACGTAATCGTTTGCGGCCACACTCGCGTCGAAGCGGCCAAGTCCCTAGGGCTCTCGGAAATCCCCGCCACCCGGGCGGACGGCCTTTCGCAGAAGCAGATTGACGCCTTCCGCCTGATCGACAACAAGGTCAGCGAGCTTGCTCGATGGGACTTCGACCTGTTGGCCGGGGAGATCCAAGCACTCTCTGATTCAGGCATCAACATGACGGAGTTCGGTTGGACCCGAGAGGAGCTGGATTGTCTTTCTGACGTTGTTGCGGCAGACTGCCTCTCTACTGACGGGCTCATCTCCCTAGAGGATCGGGAGCGGAACCAGCGTACCGAGCGCCGCGCCCCGAGCACCGCACGTTTCGTGCTTGGTGAGCTGGTATTCTTCATCCCGGCTGCTGACTATCGTCAATGGGTAGATGCCTTGCGCGGTCTGCACGATTTCCGGGAGGAGGACATCATTGCCGACTTGAAGCAGCGACTCGGTATCGTGGAGCAGACCGTACAGGCTGCCGAGCGGGTTCGCACCAGACGCACCCGTGCCGCCGCGTAGATGGCTGCTTCGCGTCGTCGCTCCGCACTTCGTTGCGGGGGCGGTATGGGAGAAGCAGCACGGAATATGGGTGTGCGTAGATACGGCGCCCATCCTCTACTGGATGCGTAAGCAGTCGTCAGAAGCCGCGCGGAGCTACCTACTCCGGAAAGCATGGTCTTCTCGGTGGATCAGGATTTGAAATCAATTTCATAAAGGAGTTTTCCGATGTTGCTCCACGAACACGAGAGTAACGGCGATCCGGTTATACTGCTACTGGCGGAGATGGATGCGCTGGCGGAGGCGGTATGCGATGGGGACCGATGCGGCTGGCTCGCCTTCCACCCGGGCGAGGAGCTAAACAACTTCAATCGCGCGCACCAGATAATGAACAATCTGAACAAACGATGGGACGCGCTACGGGTCGACCTACAGCATCGTGCCAGCAAAGGTACCCTATGACAGTCAAGAACACTCCGGTGTCAGCGCTACACGCTGACCCTTCGAACCCCAGAAAACCTGATCAGGCCCGCATGGCGTTGCTGCGCCTGAGCCTGCAGAAGTTGGGGTTCATCCAGCCGATCTTCGCGCGGGCGGATGGGATGCTACTCTCGGGCCACCAGCGTACGACGGCCTCACAAAGCCTGAACTTCTCCGAGGTACCCGCGATCTTTGTTGATATCCCTGAGAAGGACCAGAAGGGCTTCAACATCATTGCCAATCGTGCAACGAATGACTTCTCCGCTTTCGATACCGGTAAGGGATCTACCGCCCAGCTTCACTACGCCGACGTGATCGAAGCGGCCGAGAAGCTGCCCGACTTTGAGGGCGAGAACTGGTACGCACTACGTGCCAAGCGCACAGCGTTGCGGACCATCGGCCGAGACATCGCATCCAAGTACGACAAGAAAGCTGTCGAGATGGCAAAGAGCCTGTCGCGCCTCGGCATCGAAATGCCGGTGGTCATGTCGGAGAGTGGGCAAGTCGTCAACGGTGTGTATCGTTTGCTGGCGGCCAAGGAAGAGGGCAAGACGCATTGGTCAGTCATCACCATCCCGGACGAACTCGCGGTGGTGGCTACCCATTTCCTCAACTATCTGTCAATGGACTATGATGTCGATAAGGAGTTCTCCGACATCCTGCGGTATTCGGCATTTCGTCGTCCGCAGAACAACCGGGGCGCAGTTCCGAAGGCTTACCGTTTTTGGGCCAACGGTTGCCGGACCCTTCCTGATAAGGACTCCTACACCGTCGATTACTGGCGGAATTTCCGGGACTTGCACGGCCAGCACGGGATCATCGACTTCGGGGCGGGTCTCGGCAAGGTAGCCCCCTTCCTGCGGGACAAGGGGATGCAATGTATCGATTTTGAACCGTATCGAATCGACATGGAGAAAGACAAGGGCAAGGTCTGTCCCGACTTGTCCAAGCGCGAAGCCCGGAGGTTTCTGGATGAGGTGGCAGACGGACGCAAGTTTTCTTCGATCTTTCTGGCGTCAGTCCTCAACTCCATACCCTTCCCCAAGGACCGGATGTGCGTCCTCGCTATTGTCCATGCGCTCTCGGACAGGGACACTGTGGTGTATGGAACCTGCCGAGACATCAGTGACTTCAACTATGAATACGGCGGGATTCGCAACGCGAACTACTTCGTGTTTGATTCCGAACCCGGCGTCAGAGTCGGGGATGTGCTGAGAAACCCGAAGATTCAGAAGTTCGAGACACCTGAGACGGCCAAGGCGATGTTTTCCCGGTTGTGGAATGGCTTCGAGACGTGGCCGGGCGGTAATGTGTTTTTTTATAAAGCCAGTAACCCAAAAGGGGCCAATATGGTGGTGCTCAAGCAGGCACTAGAGTTTGAGTTTGAGTTACCGTATAGCGACAACTCTACAATGGGTCTGTCGAAGCATGCGCTCAAGTGCTTTGAGGAACGTTTGGGTAGGAAATTCCCGTGAGCGTCTACCTCTCCATGATCGGGGAACGGTACGGCCGTGTAGTCGTCCTTGAGGTAGGGGAGATAGACGGCCCACGCACTAAGGTACGAATACGGTGTGACTGTGGTACCGACAAGGAAGTGTATGCTTGCAACTTGCGGGCAGGACATACTCAGTCTTGTGGCTGCCTACATAAAGAACGGACATCAGCCGCCCGCCTTACGCACGGACATACCCCTGTAGGTACAGACGGCAAGCAGCGGATGTCAAAGGAGTACAAGGCATGGTCACACATGATCCAACGCTGTTACAATCAGAACGATGAAAGATACCCCGCGTATGGTGGGCGGGGAATAACGGTATGTGACAGATGGCGGCACGATTTTTCTCTATTCTACGCAGACGTAGGAGCCGCCCCCTCGCCGTCACACTCTCTCGACCGTCGTAGGGTGAATGGGGACTACGAACCAAGTAATTGCAGGTGGGCAACACCGCAGCAGCAGGCCGAGAACAGGCAGGACACGGTAAGGTTACGCTTCAGGTACCGTATGCAACCCTTGACGCGGCTGGCCCGGCGCTTCGGTATCCCGGTTGAGGTCTTGAGAGTGAGGGTAGCTAGGCTAGGGTGGAGTGTAGAGCGGGCGCTGACAACGTCCGTCAGACGAGGAGAGTAACCGTGATACCCGCGTAGCGGATTGCCTCCCCCTGTACCGGGGACGTAGAATGCCCTCCTATCCCTTGGAGGAAACAATATGTCTCTGGTACAGGAACGAGGCAACGATCCGGTGCACTTCCCGAAGCGCCGGGACGTGTTCCAGTTTGATGAAGAGATCGCCGCCATCTTCCCCAACATGGCGGTGAGGTCGATCCCGATGTATGCAGAAGTACATCGGCTCCACGCCGCGCTGCTCCATCGTATCTTCCATGATCGATGTGCGTTGGACGTTCTGGATGTAGGGGCGAGCCGAGGTCACTTCCTGCGGGAAATTTGCAAACGATTTCAATCCGCCTTCATGACTGGGTGGCTGAAATGTTTTGCCATGGATAACTCCCGCCCGATGCTTGAACTGATCCGTGCGGACATGCCCACCGTCCATACGATCGAGGCGGATGTCACCACGCTGCCCGATCTGGGCCGACGCTTCGACGTGATCAGCTTGCTGTACGTCCTGCAGTTCATCCCGGAAAACCACAAGGTAGCTGTGCTGCAGTGGGCCTACGACTCCCTGAGACCGGGCGGCGCTCTGCTACTCGGCCAGAAGGAGAACGCGCCGGAAGGCCACAACTACATGAACGAGGAGTACATCCAGTTTCGTGTGGATAACGGCTACACCCGTGAAGAGATCGAGGCTAAGACCAAGGCACTTCAGGGGTCAATGTGGTGCATGGGCCGGGGCGAACTACATGCAGCCCTCAATGACGTGGGGTTCGTAGAAATCACAGACACCAGCCGGTGGCTGATGTTCTCCACTATACTTTGCAGGAAGTGAACATCATGGATACTGCTGACTCTGGCGATGGGCATATCCGTCGTCGACGTGTTAATGCGCGGCGCGGCATGGCATTCAGTGGTAACAGCATGTCGCATTCGTCCAGCGGGAACACCGTCGCGAATATAGACGATGAGGTAGAGCAGGCAGTCATGTCCCCGCCTGCGACCATACCGCCCCGCCCGGAGGCTCTGCTACCACCCATGAGCGACGACCCTTCCGCCCCGGGAGAGTTCTCACCGTCCCAGCGACTGCAACAGGTTGGGCGGCGATCCTCCATGTATGAGCGGGAGTACCGGCTGAATCTGATACACCGCATGATTATGCGCAAGGTGCCGTTAGACGAAGTCGCCACCGCACTGGGTATCTCCGTGTCGCAAGTCATGCGTGACCGCAAGGAGCTGTTCGAGCGACTTCGTACTGAATCCCGGGCGCTGGATATCGACTTGATTGTCGGCGACAGCAAAGGCATGTACGAGGAAGTGCTGGGCATGGCGATGCGGATCGCGTCCAAGGACAGCACCCCGGTCGCCATGCGCCTTGCGGCCATGCGTACCGGCCTCGCGGCGGAGAACGACAAGCATCGGTTCCTGCAGGCAGCGGGAGTGTACGACGTACTGCGCTACCGTAGGGCGGCGGGGGATGGCCAGCTTTCTGACATCCAACGATTGCTGTCTTTGACCACCCAGATGCTGGACGAAGCCGAAAGCAAGGGGCTGGATATGAAAGACCCGGACGCGGACACCGCTCTCAATGAATCGGAGGACCTATGAGCCCCACCGTAGCCTATGTAGGGCTGTTCCTGCAGTTGTCGAAGGTCACCCGTGAGTTAGGGTACGCCCTTGCCATACACGGCAGCAGCGCCCGTGATCTGGATGTTATCGCG